TCCAAATATTAATCTTACTAGACTTAAGAAAGAACAACTATTTATTCAGATGTTAGAAGGCATACATTGGTCTGAAGCAGAAGCCCTATGTCTAGCAAAAGACAAAAAGCTACAAACCAAATACAAATCTTTAAAAGAAGATATTGTTCGAGAAGCGTTTCCAAATCTATTACCAGAAAAGCAAAAAGTAGAGGCAAAAGTAGAGGCGGCATCTAAAGCAAAAAAAGTAAAATCTTTGAGCGTATCCTGACCTGGTTCAAAGATAAACCAGTAGAAGAAGAAAAAGAAAAATGGTCAGATCAAGGAACACCTCTACCCGATCCTTTGTATGATTCAAGATATCGAGTAGAATATCAATACAGAGCATTTGACAAGCACTAAAAAAGGTGTTATAATATATTATATTATTGGAGTTCGTATGACAATGCATATTGTAGGTCCTTGGCTTTCTACTTCGGGTAAGAAAAAAGGCAAAGTTAAATTTCGTAATGCGGATGAGGCTCGCAAGGCAAGAGAGCTGGATGTGGCTTGGAAACAACTGCTTAAAAAGCAAGGCATTGATCAAGAAGAAAAATCTCGCAAAAGAGCAATGGCAGCAGAACCGTTGTCCTATAAATTATCTGCACCTGCAGGTAGACAATCCACTAAGCATATCCCCAGTTTAAATACAGGCGACGGTATTGCTGGTAAAAAAGAAATCCCACAATATACAGGAACAAAAATGATTGGCATTGGAACAATGCACAAGTCCAATGCCGTGCCCATCTTTAGTGATGATGAGGCAAAATCTATCTCAAGTATGAGACGTTAATGGCAAAAATAATTTTAGTTAAAGAAAAAAGGAAACCTTTATTATGACAATACCATCAAGCCCAGTAGATCGTAAAGCTATCTTAGACTGCATGAAAGAAATTAGTGCATCTATGACTCGCACCGAAGGTGAACGAGAGTTTATGCGTGAAGCTATTAAAGAAATTTGTGATAAGTACCAGCTGTCCAAAAAGACATTTCGTCGAATGGCAAAAGTATACCACAAGCAAAACTTCAGTTTAGAACTAGAAGAGCACGAAGAGTTTGAGACTATGTATCAAACAATTACAACATCAACAACTATGAGTAAAGATCATGCCTAAATTTACACTCATTTGCGATCACGGTAATGAAAAAACAACCGTAGAATTTGAAAAGGAATATTTACCCGATGTTCTCGAAAACTTCGAGATGTTTCTTCGAGGATCCGGATATCATGTTAATGGTAATCTAGCATTGCCCCAGGATATAGAAGCGGAGCAATACCATCATGTATAATCAATTTATTCTCGAAGCCAAATATTTAGACGCTATCAAAAGAGTTAAACGCAAACTCATTGTGGGAGTATACGCTAATTTGGATAAAGTGGAGGAAGCTAAAAAGAACTTACTTGCAGAAGAAACCAAGTATTCTTTGCGATTTTCTATTACCCCTCACTTTAACCCGTTTCTCAATGCAGTTGCTTGACTTCTTACCTAAAAGATGTTATAATAATGACATTAAGGAGTAAAAAATGAGCGCAATTTATACCGTTATTGAACAATTAGCATCAGACAATTCCCGTCTTGCGAAGGAAGCCATTCTCAAAAAGAATGTCAACAATGAATTACTAAAGCAAGTGTTCAATCTGGCTTTGAATCCATTTGTTCAATTCTATATTAGAAAAATTCCAAGCTATGATACTTCTGCAGATAATAAACCATTAAAAGAAGCATTAACTAATCTTAGTGTTTTATCAGATCGTGTCATGACAGGTCACGCAGCAATTAATCATTTACAATTTATTTTAGGATCACTGAGTAAAGAAGATGCAAAAATCATTGAGCGTATTATTGCAAAAGACATGCGGTGTGGAGTCTCCGAAGCAACCGTTAATAAAATTTGGCCAGGAACTGTCCCGTCATACCCAGTTATGTTGGCTTCTGGATACGACCAAAAGCTTGTCGACAAAATCCAATTCCCCGCATATGTCCAACTCAAACTCGACGGAATGCGATTCAACGCAATCGTCAAGGGCGAAGTAGTAGAATATAGATCTCGCAACGGCAAAGAATTAACTATTCCTAATAAAGTATTTGATATACCATTTATTACCATGGCAAAATTCTATGGTGAAGATATGGTTTTTGATGGCGAGTTGCTGGTTGTAGACGCCACAGGCAAACCTGTTAACAGACAAACAGGCAATGGTATTTTATCCAAATCTATCAAAGGTACAATGGGCGAAGAAGAAGCAACCAATGTAAGAGCTACTATTTGGGATGCTATTACATTTGAAAAATTCTCACAAGGTATCGATAAGGAAATTTATAGTACAAGGATAGAAAAATTAAGTAAGGCTATCTCATATATGAGAGGACAAAAAGGACAGATAGGTCACTATATTGATCTTGTGTGGAATAAACAGGTAAACGATATTGCTACTGCTCAGAAAATATTCGAAAAGTTTCTAGCCGAGGGGCAAGAAGGAACAATCTTAAAATCCAAAGATGGTATTTGGGAAGACAAGCGTTCTAAGACTCAAATTAAGTTTAAAGGCGAGCTTGAATGCGAGCTTAAAGTTGTAGATTGGGAAGAAGGCACGGGTAAGAATGTAGGTCGCTTAGGTGCATTGGTTTGTGAATCAAGTGACGGCGTAATACGAGTAAATGTTGGATCCGGGTATTCTGATGAACAACGAGATGAGTATACCAGAAAAGTTATTGGTAAAATTATAACTGTTAAGTATAATGCTCGTATTAAAGATCGATCAGGAGTTGAGAGTTTATTCCTTCCTGTATTTATAGAATTACGTGAAGATAAAGATAAAGCAGAATCTAGTAAATCTATCAAATAATTATAAATAAACGGGAATGAGGTTAATCATATGCCCGCAAAAATTTACAAGTTTCCTGAGAGACGAACATATTATCGAGGTTACAAAATTCCTCTTTATACAGAGGAGCAGATATTTTTGACAATCATATCTTTAAATATCTTTGGTAATCTTACAGAAAAGGTAACTGAAAAAACCTTAGAAGATTACGAACCTTTAACAGTTATAAAAGCGCTAGTCGAAGCAAAATCGTCTGGCGTTTTTTCTATTAAAACTAAAAATACTATACAAGAAATATTGAAATCTATAGAAACACTATGAACATATTTTATTTACATAATGACCCAGTAGAATGCGCAAAACAACATAACGATAAGCATGTTGTTAAAATGATTCTTGAATATGCGCAACTACTTTCTACCGCACACAGAGTTCTTGATGGATACGAGGTTACAGAACTAACAGCAGCTGGCAGAAAAATTCGTAGGTGGAAATTAGAATCTGATTTAGATTCTAAACTATATAAATCCACTCATGCCAATCATCCCTCTGCTATATGGGTAAGACAATCAACCGAGAATTATCTTTGGCTATCTAATATGCTGGTTACATTGTGTGAAGAATACACTTATCGCTATGGTAAAACACATAAGGTAGAGCGAGACGGATTATGCTATGTTTTGCTAAAAAATATTCCTAAAAATATTGGAAATGATGGTTGGTCGGAACCTACTCCCGCTATGCCCACTCAATTTATTGTGCCATCCTCAATAAGTTCTTACAAAAACTACTATATAGGTGCTAAACAGCATCTAGCAAATTGGAAAAAACGGGAAGTACCTATTTGGTATTACTAACAGCAAGGTATAATATATAATGTATCAGGAGTTAATTAATGCCATTTTATGATTTTAAATGTTCTAACTGCGATGAAATATTTTCAGTTATGTGTTCTATCTCTAAACGAGAATCGCAAGAGTGTCCTTCTTGCAAATCCCCCAAATACGAATCCCATCATACCGCTATGCCTGCGTTTGGCGACCCTGTTCGTCTTGGCATCAGAACCGTGGATGATGGGTTTCGAGAAGTGTTGTCTAGGGTCGGGTCTAACAACGGACGTCAGGCTGACCTTAAAAACAAATTGAGCAGAAGCTAATATATGATAAGTTATCTTTCTTTAACTCGGGAGGTCAACACATAGCGTTGCCTCCTTACTTACTATTCTAAGAGGACAATTCATGGCAAAAACAAGAACAAGTGTTCAAACACAATCTAGTCAAACCCCTCAGTTAACATTAGCTAATAATAAACTGAAACTATGTCTAGATGATATGAAAACAATTAAGCCATTAACAGATAATCAGAAAGGATTCTTTGATTCATACGATAAAGCAAAAGTTATGTTATTACATGGTGTTGCAGGAACAGGCAAAACTTACATAGCATTATATCACGCATTAGAGGAAGTATTAAACAAACAGAATCAGTATCAAAGAGTAGTAATAGTTAGGTCAGCAGTACCTAGCAGAGATATAGGACATTTACCTGGAGACGAAAAAGAAAAAACAGAAGTATATACTGAACCATATGTAGAAATTTGCAAGGATCTATTTGATAGAACAGATGCATTCCAAAGATTGAGTGAACAAAAAGCAGTTCAATTTATGATTACATCTTTTGTTAGAGGAATAACTTTGAGCAATTCTATAATTTTAGTTGACGAATGTCAAAACATGACCGATATGGAATTGAATTCCATAATGACTAGAGTGGGTGTTAGATCCAAAATTATATTTTGCGGTGATTTTAGACAAACAGATTTATACAAGAAAAGCGATATGTCGGGATTGAAAAAATTTATGGTCATTGCTGACATGATGCCAAGTTTTAAAACATTCGAATTTGGAGTTGATGATATAGTTAGATCTGCTATAGTAAAGGAATATATATTAGCAAGGTTAAAATACGAAACCCAGTATGAACTGGTATAATAACTATAAGGAGAAACTATGAGTTTTGAATTCGATTTCACAGAAGAAAAATTAAAGAAGTGTTTATCAAGAAACAAAAATCCGCGCGATCTATTTGAATCTTTAGAAAAGGTATTACCTAAATACGAGATTACAACTGTAGAAAGAGTTGCTGCATTTTTAGCACAATGTGGTCATGAGTCTTTGGACTTTACGGTCCTTCAAGAAAATTTAAATTATGGTGCAAAGGGGTTGTTGGGGCTATTTAAAAAGTATTTCCCTAATGAAGCTTTGGCAAAACAGTATGAGCGTAAGCCTGAAAAGATTGCAAATAAAATTTATGCGAATCGTATGGGGAATGGACCCGAGGAGTCTGGCGATGGCTGGGCACACCGTGGCCGCGGGGCCATTCAACTTACAGGTAAACTAAACTATCAGGCATTTGCCAATTCGATAGGATTGACCCTGGAAGATGCCATTACCTATTGTGCAACAATGGATGGTGCTATAGAATCTGCTTGTTGGTTTTGGCAAAAGAACAAACTTAATGCTATCGCCGATAAAAAGGATGTTCTCGCAATGACAAAAAAGATAAATGGTGGTACAATAGGACTTGAAGATCGTAAAAAACATTACGAGCACAATATAGAAGTTCTAACTTAAGGAAAATATAATTATGAATATGGCTTTAGATGTACAAGTATTTCAATCAGCATGTGATCAAAAACCTAGTGAGGAAAATGCTACCTTATATCACAAACTCATAAATGAAGAATTTAATGAGTTTTTAGAAGCATATCAAAATAATGATAAGGTCGAACAGCTTGATGCTTGTATGGATTTAATCTGGGTTACTCTAGGTTATTGCCATATGAAAGGATATGATGTACGAGGTGCATGGAATGAAGTTACAACATCGAACCTTTGGAAGATTGATGCGAAGACGGGTAAAGTTATTCGACGCGAGGATGGTAAAATTTTAAAACCAGAGGGATGGACACCCCCAGACTTAACTAAATTTATTTAATGTTTAATCATATAGGATGCGAGCTACCAAAGCTCAGCCGTGTTACAAATGAGGACGGTACTAGGGTATATCAAACACCTACAGGTAACAAATATCCATCAGTTACCACTGTTACAGGATTGCTTAAAAAACAATCTATTATAGCATGGCGAAAGCGAGTGGGTGAGGAAGAAGCTAATAGAATTTCGAGTACTGCTGCAAGACGTGGTACTCGAATTCATTCCTTGGCTGAAAAATATCTATTGAACGAGTCTGTAAATCCAGATATGTTTGATATAGAGATGTGGAATAAGTTTAAACCTATACTACATAATATAAACAACATATATGCGTTGGAACAATCGTTATTTTCTGATCATTTAGAAGTTGCTGGTACAGTAGACTGTATTGCAGAATATAATGGTAAAATGTCTGTTATAGATTTTAAAACATCTAAAAGGATTAAACAAAGGGATAATATTCACGACTACTTTATGCAGTGTTCTGCATATGCTGTTGCTTTTGAGGAAATGACAAAGATCCCCGTACCTCAAATAGTAATTTTAATTGCGGTGGATGAGGAAGACCCATTAATCTTTGTGGAGAAACGTAATGCATGGATAAATGGCTTTAAGGATTTAAGATTGGAATATAAACGTATAAAATTAATTTAGACATGGTTTGAACAACTATTGTCTTGATTTTTGTTAGTAATTCATATATAATAAGGAGTATATTATGGCAGCAGGTAGAAATACAAAGGGTCACGTTATTAGTAAGCGTACTTGTCAAGGTGGTAGCAAACCTAAAACAAGTGCCATGAATAAAACCAGACGTACTAGTTTTAAAAAGTATAGAGGTCAGGGTAAGTAAGTTATTGCTGTATGAAGCAAAGAGAAATGTGTTCTGGACGGGGGTGCGAATCCCCCCAGGTCCACCATAAGGAAGTTTAACATTAATCAATATTACATACGTTTCAACACACATCACGGTGATTCAAATTTAGTTTGGAGAATCTTTGAAAATGGTGTTGAGCATCTTGTAAGGGAATTCTATATCGAAGTACCAGTGTTTGGAAAATCAACAACAGAACACGGTATTCAAAAATGGAATGTAGCCTGCAAGGGTGTGATGCGTATTGAGGATGATATTGCTTATATAGAATCTTTATGATGGGCCTGCA